CGTCAATACCTGAGAAAGGAACTCGATTTACATCTGAACTGGTTATCTGTACTTCGAATACAGCATACCCAGAATCAGGCACAGTTGATCGAGCTGCCTTGCTCAGGCGTATGCATCTTCATTGTTTGTTCTGCTGGAAACCCGGCTTCCCAAACTTTGATGTTGCAGGAACGAATGGTACGTACATCCCAACAGGTGCGCGTACTGATCGATCTCATTTACAGATGTATCTGCATCGACCAGATCACATGCTTATGAAGCCGTCTGGTACGGCCGTTAAGAATTTGCCGGTTGATAGGATATATCCTCATAGTACTGATGAGATGGCTCGTTGGGAGATGGAGTTTGTTGGTGAGAATGGTGAGAAGCGCAAGGCTCGTGGTGAATACCAGGAAACTGATATTGACCAGCTTGTGCAGCATTGTATTGCCAACATCCGTTTACGACGAGCAATTGCATCACGTAGTGTTGTTGAAGATGGGGCGAGGGCACACGTGGCGGAAGTTGAGTGTGTTCCTTTGCCCCCTCTTGAGGGTGACGAACCCCTCTATGGTTGTGCTGTGCACGATAGAGGAGATCCATTGTGTAAGTTGAATTTGGAGGTTCCTTGGGAGGAAGATCCAGATTTTGAATGGTTTGATGTTCCTGGCATAGGTCGTGTACCACTCGTTTCACTGAGTGGGAAGAAGTATGCTAAGAATGTTAGTCCACTAGCGCAACATTATATAGATAAAGTTGTTGCTGTTCAGGAACAGAATAAAGAGAGAGTTGTCTTGCCAGAAATAATTCTGGATACAGGCAAGTCCTTCTTTAGGCATGTTTTTGATATGGTTTTTCCAGTTAGACTAGAAAAACCAGTCCCTGCTCAGAGAGATTGTTTGCGTGGTACCTATTCGTCGAAAGGTTTGGATGGTATACAGATTCATGAAATAAAGAGTTTAGATGAGTTGGTTCACTTTGAAGTGAATTATCTCCGCACTCTTAAGAATTATGAGTTTGGTACCACCCGAAAGATTTTTGATAAATGGTATCATAATAAAGTTTCTTTGAGTTTTGATCCTAATATTTCCACGGATGAGGAGTTGCTTCCTGCAATTGTTTCGCTAGCTGCAAGTTATAGGTGTTTTGTTTATGAAACATACACCATTAACGAGAAGAGCGAAGGTTGTTTGGAGTGGCTCACCATGCGTGGATGGCATATTGAGCGTAATGGTGAAAACCAGGACGGTTCAATAAATGGATTTGCTGAAGGACCGACGAGGACGGGAACCCGTATTCGTCTTCCTCTAGCTAATTTGCCGTTGTTTATTGACCATATTTATACTGACGAGTATGAGAAGTTGTTGGAGTTGGCAAAAGAATCGAAAATAAGGGTTCAATCAACGCTCGAGACTATTGTCCGTGCGTTTTGTTGGACTTTTATGGTTACTTTTGTTCTCCTGACAGTTTGTCAAATAGTTGTCAGTATGATTGTTGCGATATTTTCATCGATAATTGAGTTTTTGCGTGGTCTTCGTGCTCCTAAAGCTGAAGCATGTTCGCTTGACGAGATACAACATATGATTGACTCTATTCAGAGACAGGGCTTGGAAAAGCGCTCTTCTGAGGAGGGTCATTCTTACTATGATAAGCATGGTAAGCGTATGAAGTATAGTGTGTCTCGTCGTGAATATGTTGTTGATCAAGAGTATGAAGATAGTAAACGTAAAACAACTCGCTCATCACGCCGTCGCAAACTGGCTAAATCACATGCCCTTGATTGGGAGGATGATATAGATTGGAATGATTTAGTTTGTGAAGAGCGTAATGAGGATCATGATTGTGGTAATCCAACTGACACTTGTCAGTTTGATGTTCCACCAATGGAAACGGATATTCTCCTGGACCGTTTTGCGAAGCAAATGGTCCGTGTCACTTATTATAGTAATAGTGGACGCACTTTGACAATGTATGGGATACAAATAACTGGTAGAACAGTTATGATACCTTCCCATTTATTGGCAACAGAGGTGTGTGATTATTACTCTTTTGGAGTTGATACGGATACAATTAGCTTTAAAGAAACAGTTCCTAAGAAGAATATTCGTTCCTTTCAGACAGCTAAAGGTGTGGCTCAATTCAATCTTGCGAAGTCTGATGGTATGTTGATCACTTTTCAGAATTTGCCTGTTCAGAGATCATTGATTGGTCACTTGGCTAGGAATTTACTCGATGTAGGGTATTTCCGTAAGCCAAAGGGTCTTGCTTTGATTCCTAGGATAGGTCAATGGAAAGGTAATCCACGTGTCACTATAGCGGCTCCGTGTGGTAACATTGAGTCAGTTGGTCAGCTCACATATTCAGATAACCAGTATCGTGAATATACAGCTGAACTTTACAAGACTGTTATTCCGGAGCTTGTTTCAGGGGACTGTGGTTCTTTGCTTCTTGTGAAGGAAGATGGACAATCTCGGATCGCGGGTATATACGTTGCTGGAAGTGAGAATGGTAAACATACTTACTTTCAGCCAGTTACCCGTGGTTTGATTGAGTCCATGACTTCTGATGTAAAGTGCCATGGTTTTGATTCCTATCCACCTATTGTTGACAAGGAAGAAGAGTGTTCTCACTCAACTAAGATTGTTAACGATTGTGTTTCGATAGGAATTTATGAGCACTGGGATAAACCTGGTGTTATGTCTATTCCTCCATCTGAAATTCGCCCATCTCCTATTCAGCTTGAAAATGCAACACTTTTTGACCATCCGGTTACAACAAAACCGGCTGTATTAAATAAGGTTGCATTGCAAAAGGCTGTTAATAAGAAGTGGTGTGAACCAGGCTACTTTGATCCTGCGTTTTTAGATGTTGCTATTGATTGGGTCAAGCAAGACCTGGCTGCACACATTAATACGTGTTTTCAGCTTGGTATTCAAGACTCAATTGATGGCGAAACTAATGCGTATGGTCAAGCTAGTCGTATGGCGATGGATACTTCACCAGGTTTGCCGTGGTCCTGGCAAAAACCTTCGGGTTCTGCTGGGAAGACGGCTTATTTCGACTTCGTGGATGGACATTATGTGCCCAAACAGGAAGTCGTTGATGCGGTGCAAGATATTTGCGATGCACGAGATTTGGGGTTGATAAAACCGGCTTTATTTCGGGGCACATTGAAAGATGAGCGCCGTGATATTGAACGAGTGTTGGAAGCTAAAACTCGTATTTTTACAGCTGGACCGATGGAGAAAGTTATAGCAGATCGTATGTTATTTCTTACCTTCATCAAGCAGTTTAAGGATGCGCGTTTGAAGTTACAACATGCGTATGGTATTAACCCCGAGGGATTAGAGTGGAATGAAATGATTCATCAGCATATCAACATGGGTAGTCACCATTTTGGTTTTGACTACTCAGGTTTTGATGCTTCTGAGTCACTCGTTCTGCTCGATTCTGTTTCAAAGTGCATTGCAAGTTGTTATTATCCCTATGATGCGCGGCGTATTGAGTGTTCTGGCATTGAAAGTTTTAATCACTTTGTTGTGATTGACGGGGTTGTCTATAAATACCATCAAGGTAATCCATCGGGTTGTACAATGACAACAATTTACAATACTATTGCAAATTGGTTGCTCTTGTACTATGCATGGATTAAACTTGCTGGTGAGAATGGACGTCCCGTTACACGAGACTTTTATCGTCAAAACTGCATTGCGCACGCTTATGGTGATGATTTTATTTGCACCGTGTCGAAGGATTGTGTTTGGTTCAATGGTGAAACTATACCTCCTATTCTGTCCGTCTGTGGTATTAAAGCTACAGCGCCGGACAAGACTAGTTGTCAAAAATTTTATCCTTTGGACCAATTGACATTTCTTCGTCGTCATTTTGTACCTAACCCCTTTGGGGGTTCAAAAGCTCTCTATGCAGCACCGCTGCCTAAAGAGCTGATTGAAGAAATACCTATGTGGTTTTTCAAAGGTGCAGATGATAATGATTTTCAGAGCAACATTAGGACATCAATCTATAGTGCTGCTTTCTGGGGTCGAGCATATTTTGAGTGGTATGTTGCTCGTATCAGGTCAACTGAATACGGCAAGCACTTCTTAAATACGCTTGACACAACTGCGATTTTTCAACAGGCATCCGCTCCCTTTGTTGGTGGCCATGAAAGCACAAGACGCGTTGACCGCGTCTTTGTGTCTAGTAAAGGCCATTTTGCTCCGCTG